TCAACTTATTAGGGTCAGCCGAATTAGAAACATCATATTGGTACGTCAGTCCACACTTGCGACATTTGTACCGAATCCTAAAAGGACCGACATTTCCTATCCGTCTGTTCGCCTCTGAATCACACACAGGGCAAGTCAGCTTGCCCCGATACGCACCTTTGTTCATTCCTCTTGGGGGTAAAAGAATACTCATTATTTCACCCCTTTCATATAGTCCTCCACACTCATACCCATATTAGCTGCCATTTGCGCCTGTTGAGGCGTTGCCTGTGCAGCCGTTACAGGTACTGCAGGACTACCCGCTCCGTAATTAATACCTTGAGCGTATTCTCCAGCCCGTATCTTGGCTAAGATAGCTTCTTCACTCTTCTTCACTACATCATCAGAGTAACGACCCTTAACGAAATAATAAGCTGATTCGACCATACCAGGGTTCGACCTTTCAGTTACGGGTAACGTTCTGATATACTGACGCACCTCGTTCCTGTAGTTGTCGAAATCTGTATGGGCCTTAGCAGCCTGAGATTCCTGTACGTCCACAGACGCATTTGCCTGGTCGTACCAATTAAGTGCCATCATTACCTCCGTCTGCATAGCTTTCCGAGGGTCATCATCCCACATCTCTTCCAACTGCTGTGACATCTGCTGCTGTTGGTTTTGCTGAGGATTATACGGCTGTTGCTGTTGCTGATACGGGTTTTGTTGCTGCTGCGGTTGCTGAGGAGTACTATACATAGCCTGTTTAAGGGCATCAATCTCGTCCTTAAGAGCTTTAGTATTGTTTCTCTCTTCATGTAACGCAGCTAGAGGTACCATTTTCTGCGGGTCCTCTGGCGCAGGGGTTCCAGTATCCGCTACTGGTGGCGTTGTGCCAGCGTCCGCAGCGGGCGTAGCGTTTGGGTCAACAACGGGCTGACCAGCCGAATTAGGGTCTAATACCATGACTCCTCCTGTTAGTTAACGAATACGATTAGCGGCAGTATCCGAAGCCGATTCCTCCCTGCTGACTACGTCCTCAGGTAGGCGTTTTAACTCTTCATACAAGAAGAGTCGTGTTTGGATTTCTTCTAGTTCATCTTTATCACATGAACGTAACTTCTTTTCAGTGCTTAAGATACGATAATCTAACTCTTGTCGTACCCACTGCCAATACTGGCATGTCTGCAATTCTTTAGCTTGACCAAGATTCATCATCTAGGCGCTCCTTGATTCGGCACTGCTGCCTGTTGTCCTGGGTTTCCTGCGCCCCCACCTGGAGGCTTACCAGCAAACTCTCGTGCTATCTGGTCTGGTGGTGCCCCTTCCGCCATGCGCCTCTGGATTAATTGTTTGGTGTCATCGTCAAGCCCACCTCCGCCTCCTGGATTCATGGGGGTAAGAAATTTCTCTATATCTTTAAAGCCCATTATCTCTGCTATCCTTCTATTAATCTCATGCCTGTTAATAGTCGGGTCGTTAGCTGTAACTTCTTTATACCTAAGGAGTTGTGTTACCTGTGTCTCCTTATTCATTGTCTCTGATACTCCTGTCGGGATAAACTGTACCTTAGCCTGTATCTGCTGTGGGGTTATCTCAACAGCCTGTTTCTCACCATAGTCTCCTGTTATCATGACCCACTCTGGTTCTGTCATGAATTGCTTAAGGTTACTAAAGTAGAACATAGCTAACTGCTGGATGAAGTCTATCTCTATCTTTCTAAGGATAGGTCGAAACCTCATCCCCGCAGCTCCCTGTAGCATCTGGATTCCCATAGCGGTACGATGCTCAGTTCCAACCTCTGGCATCAGATGAGCCGTCGCTCCTGTTGCTTCTCGGAAGTCCTGCTTAGCCAGTTCCTCCTCTTTGTAGCTAGAACCTGTAACGTCTGGTGTATCCATCCACTTTATAGATTGATTAACGTCTGATACCTTATGCCACTGTCCTGGCTTAGATACCTGTAGTTTCTTAGTATTAACCATCGTATCGTTACCGTTATAGAACCCTTGCTTATTAAGCACAAGGTCAACGTTATCCAACCTCTGGTTAACTATCTTGTTACACCTATCTTGCGTTGGCTTACCAGCTTGACCGATACCCACACCAAACCAAGATGGCACTGGGTCCTCAAATAGCTTAATCTTGCAATACGGTTCCATCTGATGATTGTACGGATTCGCAATACCTCGAATCTTAATCTTACGATTGATAACCATAATCCAATGCGGTACTGCCTTATTAACCTTAACATCTCCTGTATCTGTCTTATACGTCTCATCCCATGGCCCCCAGTATTCAAGAAGCTCATAATCTTCACCTTTCTTAGCATTATACCCACTCTCTGAAGTATGCAGTGATTCTGTCTGTAAGGCTTCCTTAAGCATCTTAGTTTCAAACCTTTCATCATCTACTAAGCCCTTGAGGAACTCAGCGTCTATATTCCTCTTACGTATCAGAGGTAACCCATCTCCTACCTTACGTTTAGCTGGATGTGGGAACATCTCAAAGAAATCTATATGGTTACAATCAGGCCGTCCTTCTATCTGTCCATACTCCTTCTGCTGTGTTATATGATTATGCTGCCAACCTTTCTTAACAAACCATGTCCCACCTTCACAGTATCCAGTGCCAAATAAGACATCCTGTACAAGCATTGGATGAGCTTCACCTTGAACATTCGTCACCCTAAAAAAATGCTGTAGCATGCTCTTTATCTGTGCACCCTGTGATTCAGGAGCATCTCCCTCCACCAGAACCTCCAAGGGGGCATCTGTAGGGAATAATGCTGTGAAGAGCCTCGGGGTGATAACCTGCTCACCCTCTAACATCAACGGAACATGGACATCATTCAACCAGTCAAACTCTTTTCCTGGTGGCTTATTCTTCCAGAGGTCATAGATATCACGCATCTTATCAAATTTGTCCTTATGAAAAGACTCATAGCGGCTAAACTCTCTGACCACATAATCTATCTGTGGGTCCATTGTAGTAGTTGTTTCTTTCTTCTTAGCCACAGTTCCTCCTTATGCGCCACGGTATTCGTTATATCGTCTCTTGGTCTGACCTGCTTTCCTACCAGTTGTACGTCTCCTCAAAGCATCTCCCCTGGACACACTTGACCCAGTATTCTTCGGGGTAGCGGTATTTCCTGACCATGGAGCATTCGGAGTAGCATTACGCTGTATCTCCCGTTGCTGCACATCCTGCAGTATCTTCTGCTGTTTCGCCTTCTGCTCCATCATACCTGTCCTATTCTTCTCCTGAGCTACATCTTCTTCTGTCGCCTGAGGTTGCTGCGGGCCTTGTGGTTGCGCCCCATAAACTCCTGAATGACCTGCTCCGCCCTGTCCTGAATAATCACCTGATACTATCGGTCCCTGCGGGGGCATGCCCTGAGGTCCCTGTGGCATCTGCATTCCCTGTGGTGGCATCTGTGGTGCATGTGCCTGCATCCTTGCAATCATAGGATTTACTGGTGGTGAAGTCATCATCTGCTGTGGACCTCCTCCTGGAGGGCCTGCTTGCCACGGTGATGCGTTTCTTTGCATCATCGACATGAGCATCTTCTCTTCCATAGGGTCTCGAGCACCTTGTGTCGGTCCCTGGTTCATATCGCTCCTAAGCATATCCTGGACACTCTCAGCAAATGGTCCTCCTGCCTCTTGTCCTGCCTGTCCTGCTGCATTACCTGCCTGCATCCATGGCGCTATCTTTGCCATTATCGCCTGCATCGGTACACCAGCTCTCAATAATTGCATTATCATCTGTTCCATACCTGGGCCTTGTCCCCCTCCCTGCATCTGTGGACCTCCTGGTCCCATTCCGTATCCCATCCCTGGTGGCATAATTACCTCCCCTCCACTAAGTTATGGTAGCCTGAGCCACCGCTCTTAGTCGGATATTTTGTATACTCGCCTATATATCTAACTTCATCGTCTCTATCTTCTTCTTGCTGGACATATCTTGGGTCTGCGTTATAGATGTACCTGAGACAGTCCATAAAATGGTCATTTGCTTTCTTAGCCTGGTTTTTCTCTGTCATACCCTCATTATGCTTCCTCTCTCCCCAGATATGGTGCTGAAACTCGTAGATTGTCTGGGTAC